GTATGTCGTCTACCCGAAAAGCTGGGAGTTTGACGATACAAACGGGTTTTTGCCGGTGCTGTGTCGACTGGTTGCAAAGCCCGGTTGTAATGGCGTCAATATGCGCGGCAGTCTGGCAAAGCCTATTGCAAGCGCACAAATGAAAGGTGGCACATTCATCGACCCAAAAGACACCCGGTTGGGTCCTTACACTGACTACGTGCAATTTTACGATACCGATACGGGCGGCCGGTGGTATGTGGATTTCTGTGCAAAGGCTACGGTGTTAACCAGTGGTGAGATTATTTGGAACACAAAAGAAAG